TACGCGAATGGATAGAAGCCTTGGCACAGCCAGACGCATTTGAGCAAGGCAGACAACAAGGCATGAAGCAAGAGCGTGCGCTGTGGACGCTGACAAAGGTGGGGCAGGAGAAGAACACATGAGCGACAATAACTTCTGCCCGCGCTGCGGCAAGCGCACTGCTGACCTGACCACGATTCACACATGCACACCACCGATTGCAGCCGGTTCACAGGCTTTTTACGGATTTCCTACCGAGCCGGTAAGTACGCCAAACGCAGGCGGCAAATGCGTGACAGTCGGAGAGACGGCGCCATTTAGGTTGACGGAAGAAAATATAGACCCCAATCAGTGGGCATTCGATCGGGGGCTGGAGTCAACTTGACAAAGGCAATTGAACACAAAGACCAAGCGATGCGAAAGAGTATTGCACAGATTGAATTTTGTGTTCTATAATCACATCACGCCAACAAGGCGGGTAACTGAAAGACACATCATGAACTACGCAAACCACTACGGCTACTCTGACATCACCCCTTTTGAGGTGGTCAAGGTCATCAGTGACAAAACAATTGAAGTGCGCGAGATGGATGCAGAGCGCGATGACAGCGTTAAGCTGGAGTTTCATGTCGGTGGCTTCAGTGCCCACTGCTCCAATCAGCGCGAACAGAAGTGGAGCATCGCCAGCAATGGCAGCAACCCAGTGGTACGCATCCGTTTGGGCAAGCAGGGTTGGAAAGACAAGCACGGCCAAAGGTTTGGCCTGAGCGACAAGCCAGTCAAGTTCTACGACTACAACTTCTGATCGATGGGGCTTCGGCCCCTTTTTTGCGTTTCTTGAACTACGGGGTAAACTTCAGGCATCTACATGTCTCTGAAAGTACGAGATGCCACGCAAAAGCACCAAAACGGCCTCACAGGCCATCGATCCAGCATCAGTAGGGGTAGACACGCCCTCGCTGACTTCAATCGCTCAAATCCTCGATATGCAGGATGCTGAGGGTAAACCCCTAAAAATCCCCGCAAAAGAGAAAAAGGCGGGAAGGCCATCATCTTTCACGCAACACCTAGCAACAGTGATCTGTGTAAGGCTGTCAGAAGGAGAGAGTCTCAAGACAATCACCAAGGATGACGAGATGCCAGACAGGGCCACCGTGTACCGATGGTTGGCTGCTTACCCTGAATTCTGCGACCTTTACGCTCGCGCTCGGGAAGATCAGGCTGACACTCTGGCTGACGAAATCATCGCCATCGCTGACGAACAGCCCGAAATCATCCCTGTGATCGACCGCCGCACTGGCGAGCTGATCGAGCATAAGTTGGACGGGGCGTTCCTTCAGTGGCAGAAGAACCGGATCGATGCCCGCAAGTGGACGGCCATGAAGCTCAAGCCCAAGAAGTATGGCGAGCGGCTTGTACATGCTGGGGACGCCGAGAACCCGCTGGAGATCCAGAACGGGGCAATGGAGATACTGGCTGCTGCGGTGAAGAACTTGGAACTCAAGCGCCAGACAGCCAATGAATGACTTGCTCGACACCCTGCGCGACCCGCAGATCCTGCAAGCCCTGAGCGCAGCCCCCGACACACACAAGATGGCCTTCGCCAAGAGGGCCAAGTGGCTCTTGGAGGCCCATGACCACCAAGTCCTGCCTCACGGCGACTGGTGGTCGATCTGGCTGCTCCTAGCTGGCCGAGGGGCTGGCAAGACCAGAACAGCCGCCGAACAGATCTGGTGGTGGGCTTGGGAGTACCCCGGCACCCGCTGGCTGGTCTCCGCCCCTACCTCGGCTGACGTCCGTGCCACATGCTTTGAAGGTGACTCAGGCCTGATCGCCGTGGTCCCTTCGATCCTGATCGCTGACTACAACAAGCAGATGCACGAGATGAAGCTGGTCAACGGCTCGCTGATCAAGGGTATACCCGCATCAGAGCCTGAGCGGTTCAGGGGGCCACAATTTCACGGAGGTTGGGCAGATGAGTTGGCCGCGTGGGACTACTTGCAGGAAGCGTGGGACCAGATCATGTTCGGCATGCGCCTGAAGGTAGACGCCAACTGGAAGACCCGTCTCATTTGCACCACAACTCCACGGCCAAAGGACTTGATCGTCGAGCTGGTCGGGCGGGAGGGTGATGACGTACACCTGACAACCGCCTCGACCTACGCCAACATCGACAACCTGTCAGACAACTTCCGCAAGCAGATCCTCCAGTACGAGGGGACCAAGCTGGGCCAGCAGGAGATCTACGCCGAGATCCTTGACCCCGAGCAGGGCGGCATCGTCAAGCGGGACTGGTTCAAGCTCTGGCCTGCCGACAAGCCCCTGCCCAAGCTGGAATACATCCTCCAGTCATACGACTGCGCCTTCACTGACAAGGCCCAGAACGATCCGACAGCTCAGATAACCTTCGGGGTGTTCAAGCCCCAAGACGGGCCCATGGCGGTTCTGGTGATCGACGCATGGCAGGACAGGCTCCAGTACCCCGACATGAAGGAGAAGGTGCTCGAGGAGTACGAGACGGTCTACGGCGATGGCAAGGATGCCAGACGGGTGGATCTGGTGCTGGTCGAGGACAAGGCTTCTGGCATCTCCCTGATCCAAGACTTGCAGCGGGCCCATGTGTTCGTGCGCTCCTACAACCCCGGCAAGGCAGACAAGACCCAGCGGCTGAACATCATCTCTAACATCATCAAGGCTGGGCGGGTGTGGATACCCGAGAGCAGCAACCGTAAGGGATACGTCAGGGACTGGGCTGAGGGCATGGTCAGCCAGATCTGCTCGTTCCCCGAGACGACCCATGACGACTTCTGTGATTCTATGAGCCAAGCCCTGCGGTACTTGCGGGATGCTGGCTGGCTGAACATCGACCCACCGCCGAACGAGGACTACGACGACGAAGACGTCATTGACGCTGGATGGGAGCATAGGAAGCGCGAGAACCCCTATGCTGTTTGACGGCTGGGCCATGGACTTGACAAAAGCTCGAGGGCATAATCTAGCCCAATCAACACACTGAGGCCCGACGATGCCCAAAAACAAGACTACCGGCCAGAAACTAGCCGACTTGATGTACGGGAGCCCCGACAAGCCAGCCTTCGGCGTCTACCCCATGATCGCCAAGCGCCGTGAGGACAGGCAAGACCGCGAGGCTGCAAAGAACTTCCCAGTTGACCTTGGCCGAGGCGCATTCGCTGGCGCTGCTGGCTTGGCTGGCGACATAGAGTCGCTTGGCCGCTTGCCTTACGTGCTCTACACAGGCAACGAGTCCCCAACCTTTGCGCCAACCAGCGAAGAGATCCTTCAGCGTCTACCGTATGGTTCTGACAGCCCAGTCGGCCAGTTCGCCTCGGGCTTGGGCACGCTGGCTGGCGGCTCCGTCCCTTTTAACGTTATCCCCAAAGTGATCAAGGCTGGCGCCAAAGGAGCCATGGCTGCTGGCCGTGCTGGTGAGCGCATGGCCGAGAAGTACGTCCCCCAGATCATGGAGCGTGGCGGGATCGGTGCTGACCTACTGTCTGGCATGGCTCAGGGCACACGGTCTCAGATCAAAACCCCGCAAAAGGCCGTCCCTATTGTTGAAGCGCCCAGCATCATCATCCCGAGCAAGGTTGGCCGCGTCAAAGAGGAGGCTCGCCAAAGCAAGGGTGAGTACGGCGCACGGCGTGTTGAGCGTGCTGCTGACGAGATCCCCAACCTTGAGCGCTTGTACAAAGAGCAGGCGCTGAAAGAGGCGTTCCTTGGTGACAACGCCAAGGCCGTGATGACTATAAATCCTGCTGACTTTGAGCGGTATTCAAAACAATTGCAAACGCGCAGCGTCACAGAGCCCAAGTCTTTTGCGGACAAGACAAAAATGTCAACGGAAGACTACCTGAGGTATTTGCAGAGTCTGCCATCAGGGTTTGATGATGTGCCTTTCCTTGGCATCAACAAGGAAGAGCAGGGCTTGCCGCTTATGCCGTTTATTTCTGAGCATGAAGGTCGCCATCGCAGTCGAGCCCTAGCTGGGTTTGATCAACCCACAAGTTTAGTTCGATTAATTCCCCGTGCTGAGTTGCGCGAGCCATTCCCACGCCGCAGCCAAGAAGAGTACATCGAGGCGCTCAGGAAAGAGCTTGAGATGACCGACAACATGGTGCTGCCAGAGGGGCTGGAGCGAGCGCCAATCAAGCTGCCTGACGTGTACGCCGCTGGCGGTACCGTCCACTTCTCCGACAACCCCGACACCATGGCACTGGAGCTGGCTGGGGGCGGTAAGGTTGGCTTGCTGACTGAGGCTGCAACGAAGCTGGCAAAGGCACTCAAGCCAGCCAAGCAAGCCGAGGCCCCTATGAAGGCTTCAGAGGCCCTTGGCCGCATTGAGGGTCGTCCTCTGGTTATTACCCAAGCAGACCGCACCAAAGTCGGCGGCGGCTACCTTGGTGGCCCGGGCTTCTCTGGCCTGCAACTGACTGAGCCAGAGTACCGTGCAGCCGAAGCGGCATGGGGCGTCAAAACCCCCGGAGTTGCCAAGATGATTCTTGGTGGCAGCAAGTCCGCAGGCAAAGACCCTGTGTATGCCGCCATGCTGGGCACGCCAACACAGCACCAGTCAAACCAGATGGTGTTCGACAAGCTCTATGGTGACTTCAAGAAGGCCGCAAAAAAGGGCGACCTTGACTCAGACCTGCGGGATCGCATCAACATGCGTCTGGTGAACACGGTTGATAAGGAAGGCAACAACATCTTCCCGCCTGACGTTGATATCCTCAGCAAGAACTTCAAAGACCTTGCCAACACCTTCGATCGGCGTGCCGTGACCGCCAACCTGATCGGTGGCATGGGTGTGGGCGGCAAGAAGGGTCAGATCATTGACTACGACAAGATCATCCGCGACACCACCGACCCGTTGCTGATTGATTCACCGACTGGCGCACTGGGCAACAGGCTTTTCACGCTGAGCGGCGGCGTCATTGACCGCCCAGACCTGCACCCAGCGTTCCCAACCATCATGCAGGGAGAGGACTTGGGCGTCAGCTTCAGCCCCGTAGCGCGTGACTTGATCATGAAGGACTTCACTGAGAAGACCATGCGCGAGAAAGGCCGAGCACCCGGCTACATGGACTACACCCGTGGCTATCCACCGTCTCAGTTGATCACGGAAGACATCCTCACTGAGATGCAGAAGCTGGGCTTAAAAGAGGGTGGCGCTGTCACTTCACCGGCTGCCAAAATTGACGGCAACGACTTCGTTCTGGTTGCCAAAAAGTACGGCTTGGACGACAGCATGAGAACCCTGAACAAGATTGTGAGCCTAGTCAATCAGGGCGCTACGGTTGACGAGGCTGCACGCATTGTGTCGGACGCCACCGTTCGGTTCTCAGACAACCCAGACACGATGGCCCTCGAGCTGGCGGGTGGAGGTAAGGTCGGTGCTGTCACGAATTTGATCAAGGGCTTCTTCTCTGCCGTTGACAAGACTGCGCAGAACTTAAAGCGTCCAGCAGGTACTGGCAAAGAGTTTATGGCCGAGGTCAAGGCCGCTCCCGGCATCAAGGCGACTGAACTCAAGGGCCGCAAGCTGGCCGAGATCGAGGCCATGCCCAAGATGACCAAGGCTGAGTTCATCAAAGAGCTGGAGGCTCGTCCTCCCGTCAAGATCGAAGAGAAGGTTCTGAGCGAACCAAGCCAAAAGGACATCGACGTGCTGGCTGATAAGTTGGCCTACGAAAAGGGTCGGGACGAAGCCTATGAGTTCAGCAATCGTGGCGATGACATCGACGCCATGGCTGAGGAGAACTACCGCCTGAGCCTCAAGTTCGACTGGCCTGAGCTGCAAGAGCGGGCACGCGAGCAATTGAGAGAAGGCAAGGGCAGCTCCTTCCATCAGCAGTACGTGATACCCGGCGGCGAGAACTACCGCGAGATCCTGCTGAAGATGCCTGCCGCTGCGGGCGAGGGCTTCCCCGGCGCCCCAGCCCACTTCGGCGGCGAGCCAAACATTCTGGCAAGCATCCGCGTCAGTGACCGCATCGGCCCCAACGGTGAGAAGATCCTGCACGTTGAGGAGATTCAATCCGACTGGCATCAAAAGGGTCGTCAAGCCCGTGCTGAAGAGGTCAATCGTTTGGTCAAATCTGGCATGAGCAAGCAAGAAGCTCAGGCTGCTGTGCCTGAAGACTACGGTTACTCAACAAACATGGCAGCTCGTCGCAAAGAGCTGGGTGATCGCTACAAGAGCGGTGAGCTGAGTCTCGACCAATACGACTACCTTGATCGTGAGCTGACTTCCGTGCCTGACGCACCCTTCAAGAAAGACTGGCAGGAGCTGGCTCTGCGCAAGGTGATGCAAGAGGCTGCTGAGGGTGGATACGACAAGGTGGCACTGACCCCCGGCGCAGAGCAGGCTGCACGGTACGACTTGAGTCAACACGTTGATCAAATTGCGTATAACCCAAGCACTGGATACTTTACGGCCACAAAGGAAGGTCAGCCTGTGGCGGACATCAGCAGGCTAACACCTACCGAGGTTGTTTCTCATATTGGGCAAGAGGCCACTGACAAACTTCTGCAATCTCCCGCAAACAACATTGGGTTGCATGTCCTATCTGGAGAGGATCTGAAGGTTGGCGGTGAGGGCATGAAGGGCTTCTACGACAAGATGCTGCCAGACTACCTCAACAAGCTGGGCAAGCAGTACGGCGTGCAGGTAGATCAAATTGGCATCCGAAGCCCAGATGGCCGCAGTGATGCAGCCATGAAGCTGGGGGTCACGCCCCAAGATTACGCTGCAATGTCGCCAGAAGAAAAAGCCATCTTCCACGAAAAACTTGACGATATCAACGCAAAACCATTGCACAGCTTTGAGGTAACCCCTCAGATGCGCGAAGATATCAACACTAAGGGTCAACCCTTATATAGCAAGATTGGCATACCCGGCGCCGAAGCCGCAGGGGCCACAACAATCGGCTCACAAATCTTTGATGAGAATAATGAACAACAGGTTCAAAATCCGATACAGTTCACCGATAACCCAGATGCAATGCGTCTGGAACTAATGCAGAGGAATTGATTCATGGCTACAGAGTTTCCAATTGAGCCCGAATACGGCCGCTTCGTTTCTGGTACGGCCGACGAGCCCGTGGAGACGCAGGACGAGGAAGAGGAGTACGAGCTGCCTGACGACTCGTCAGAGCTTGAGGAGATGCCTGACGGCTCTGTGGTGGTCAAGATGGACACCGAGGGCCCCTTGGAAGATGGCGAGTTCTATGAGAACTTGGCCGAGCGCATCAGCCCCCTCGACCTGAACAGCATCGCCTTGCGCTACATCGATCTGATCGATAAGGACAAGCAAGCCCGCGAAGAGCGCGACAAGCAGTACGAGGAGGGCCTCAAGCGCACTGGTCTGGGCAAGGATGCTCCGGGTGGCGCAACCTTCTCTGGCGCCTCTAAGGTGGTTCACCCTGTGATGGCCGAGGCCTGCGTGGACTTTGCCTCCCGCGCAATCAAAGAGATGTTCCCACCTGACGGCCCAGTCAAGACCAAGATCCTTGGTCAAGTGGACGAGGAAAAGACAGCCCGCGCCGAGCGCAAGCGCGACTACATGAACTGGCAGCTTACCGAGCAGATCGAGGAGTTCCGCGACGAGCAAGAGCAACTGCTGACTCAGCTACCACTGGGCGGCTCCCAGTACATGAAGCTCTGGTACGACGAGCAGAAGAAGCGTCCCTGCGCTGAGTTCTTGCCAATTGACCGAGTCATCGTGCCGTTCTCGGCCACCAACTTCTACACAGCTCAGCGTGCGACCGAGGTTCACGTAATTACCGAGTGGGAGTTCAGCCGCCGAATTCGCACTGGCCTGTACCGTGACATCGACATGATTCGGGCGACCATGCAGCCCGAGCAGTCGGCAGCCGAGAAGGCCAACGACAAGATCGAAGGCCGCAAGTATCAGGACAACGAAGACGGCGAGCGCACGGTTTACCACGTCTATTGCCACTTGGAGCTGGAAGAGGACGGGGAATCTGACGGCGAGATGGCCCCGTACATCATGATGATCGACGAGCTTGAGCACGAGGTCGTCGGCCTGTACCGAAACTGGGAAGACGGCGACGACACCATGACCAAGCTGGACTGGGTCGTCGAGTTCAAGTTCATCCCATGGCGGGGTGCCTACGCTATTGGCCTGCCACACCTGATCGGCGGCTTGTCTGCGGCTTTGACTGGCGGCATCCGTGCCCTGCTGGACAGCGCACACATCAACAACGCCGCGACCATGCTCAAGCTCAAGGGGGCCAAGATCAGCGGCCAGAGCCAGCAGGTTGACGTCACCCAGTTCGTTGAGGTCGAGGGTGCTCCGGGCGTGGACGACATCCGCAAGATCGCCATGCCCATGCCGTTCAACCCACCATCGCCAGTCCTGTTCCAGTTGGTGGGCTACCTCGACAAAGCTGCCCGTGGCGTGGTTACAACAGCCGAGGAAAAGATCGCTGATGTCAGCGCCAACACCCCAGTCGGCACCACTCAGGCGCTGATTGAGCAGGGTGCTGCTGTTTTCTCGGCCATCCATGCCCGCCTGCACGACTCGCAGGCTCGCGTCCTGAAGATCCTTGGCCGCTTAAACCGCTGGTATTTGGAAGACCAGCGCAAGGGTGAGATCGTTGAGGACTTGGAGATTACAGCAGAGGACTTCAAGCGCAACACTGACGTGGTGCCTGTGTCTGACCCGCACATCTTCTCTGAGACCCAGCGTATGGCCCAGATGCAGGCCGTGCTGAGCAGGGCTGACAAAGCCCCAGACCTGTACAACCGCCAAGCGGTGGAGCAGCGCCTGCTTAAGCAGTTGAAGATCCCGGGCATCAATGAGCTTCTCAAGGACACACCAGCCCCAGAGGAGCGCACATCAGCCGATGAGAACGTTGCCATGGCTCTGGGCCAGAACGCCTTTGCGTACATCCACCAAGACCACTTGGCTCACATTCAGAGCCACTTGGACTTTGCGCTTAACCCGATCTATGGGTCCAACCCCATCATGGCTTCGTATGCCCTGCCGCGTTCTCTTGAGCACATCAAGCAGCACATGGTGATGTGGTATTTGAACCGCATGAACGGCTACGTGACCAAGTCCCGAGGCGACAAGGTGCTGACTGAGGAGGAGTACGAGAACAAGAAACTCACCTCCGAGATCGACAAGGTGTTTGCAATCGCTTCTCAGCACGTCAAGCTCGACAGCGAGAAGGCCTTCAGCCAGATCATCCCGCTGGTGCAGCAACTGTTGCAGTCGATGCAACAACTGGCGCCCAAGCCGCAACTGCCGCCAGAGGCCATGGTTCTGCGTGAGACATCGATGGCCGAGACCGAGCGCCGCGCCAAGAAGGATTCCGCTGAAATCGATTTGAAAACGCGACAGATGCAACAAGACGCTGCGCAGGAAGAGCGTCAAGAGCAACTGGACATTGCGCTCAACTCCGTGGACAACCTCACGAAAGAGCGTATCGAAACTGCACGCCTGACCCAGAAGGATCAGGAGTTGCAAAACGAGCAGTTTGAAACTGCAATCCGCCTCCAGCAAGAGGTACAACGCAAACTTGGAGAGATCTAATGGCTACCAACCCGTATCACAACGAAGCCGTGCCTATGCACAAGCGTATCGCCGCTGGCGAGAAACTTGACGGCACATCCCTGAAGTCGCAAGGCGGTAACGCTAAGACTTCTCAACCCAAAGGAGGCGCACTCAGCCAGAAGAAAAAATGAAAACCCTCTCTGATCTGATCGGTGCAGTAGAGTCTCGTCAAGCTGTAATACGCTTGTCCCTAGCGGATGGAAATGCCGCGACATGGGAGACATACCAGCGCATGGTCGGTCATTACGCAGGACTCACTGAGTCTCTGCAAATCCTGAATCAACTTCTGAAAGAAGATAAAGATGACGAATGAACCGGTAGCGCTTGACGGCGCTGACATTGCTTGGGCATTTCCGAGCGTAGAACCCGGCGCGAAACCTCTAGGTGGGCGGATACTTGTGCAACTTCGCCGCACCAAAAAGAAGACGACAGCCGGTGGGATTATTTTGGTCGAAGAGACCAAAGAAGCCGAGAAGTGGAACAACATGGTGGCTAAGGTCATCGAGATTGGACCTCTCGCATTCAAGAACCGCGACACCATGGCAAGCTGGCCCGAAGGCTCTTGGGTTGTTGCAGGCGACTACATCCGCGTGCCAAAGTGGGGCGGTGATCGCTGGGAAGTGAAGGTGGACGGGGAAGATCAGTTTGAAGATCCCGCGCTGTTCATGATCTTGAATGACCACGAAATCATCGCCAAGGTGACATGCAGTCCCCTTGAAATGCGTTCTTTTATCTGAGGTAAATCATGAACGATAAAACACAAGACGAACAAATTGAAGTCAAGGAGGCGGTAGACGGATCAGCATCCGTTGACCTCCCTGAAAACATCCCCAACCCTCAAGCCGAAGATAGTGGCGAGAGCGAAGAGGAACATGAAGAGCCCAAGTCGGCTGACAGTGCGGACTCAGATGACGACCACCCAGACGACAACGAGGCCCTCCGTGCTGTAAAGCGTGACCGCCGCCGCACGAAGAAGCAACTGGTCCGCCAGACCAACAGCGAGAAGGAGATTAAGCTCCAGATGCTTGAACGCCAGAATCAAGAGCTGATCCAGCGGCTGTCGGTGGTAGAGCGCAAGACGCACTCTGCTGACTTGGCCCGCATCGACAAAGCGATTGAAGACTCTGAGCTGCGCATTAACTACGCCAAGATGAAGCTGGGGGAGGCTGCTGAGGCCCGTGACGGCAACGCCATGGCAAAGGCTCAGGAGCTATGGATGGAGGCCCGCCAGCAGGCCGAATCTCTGCGCAACCTGAAGAA